CGCAACCCGCTGCTGGCTACGGTCATCGCGCAACGTGATGTCCGGGAAGCAGGCTATCCGCTGTTCTCCTGCCAGATCAAGGTCAGCCGCAAAGAGTTTGCGATCCGGCCCGGCGACATCCGCCGCTTCTCATGGGCAGAGGACGGGATCACCGAACTGGTGGTCCGGGTCATGTCTGTGGACTACGGCAAGCCCGGCGACCGCACCATCACGCTCAGCGTCATGGAGGACATCTTCTCCATCGAGCAGGCCCAGTATGCCGGGCCGCAGACGACTGAGTGGGTCAACGTCGAAGAGTTCCCGACGCCTCTGGACGCCCAGATCGGCTTCACCGCTCCGCTCCCTTCCATGGTCCGGGGCGGCGGCGACATCGACACCATCGACGCAGCCTACCCAGAGGTCGTGGGCGCGCTCTACGGGGACGAGGACGGCAACAAGCCGGACATGATCGAAGTCCATACCGAGGTGGTCCGCTCGAACGGAACGACTGCGGTCAAGAAGGTGGGCGAACTCACGACGACCTACTCGTCCTTGCTCATGTCCGACCTGCCGCAAGAGGCCGAAAGCACACTGCAAAAGAGCCAGATCGAATCCATCCTGCGCCGGGAAGCGGAGCCGGGCGAGATGTTCATGCTGGGCTTCAACGAGCCGATCTCCGAGATCATCATGCTCGACACCTACAACACGACCACGAGGCAGTGGACGGTCAAGCGCGGCATGTGGGATACCGTGCCGCTCGCATGGCCCCGTGGCGTCCGTCTCTGGCAGTTGGGAGAGGCCACCACGAGCCGTGACAGCAAGAGCAGGTCCTCGGGCGACACGATCACCTACTACCTGCTCCCAAGGACCTCTCTGGGCGTCCTTGAGTTCGGCAACGCGGTTCCGCTGAACGTGACCTACACCGACCGACCTTTCGCCCCGTTCCGGCCCGCTGACGCGCAGCTTGACGGGCAGGGGTTCGGCGGCGTGATCCAGCGCGAGGCCCCGTTCCCGACAGAACTGACCGCGACGTGGAAGAACCGCAACCGGACGACCGAGGATCAGGTCGCGCTCGCATGGGACGATGCCTCGGCAGCCCTTGAAGTCGGGCAGACCGTGACGCTCCGCATCCTCGACGATTTAGGCAACGAGTGGGATACGATCACTGGACTGACTGGCGAGTCCCACGTCATCTCTGCCGCGCTTCTGCCGCCGGGCCTTGAGGGCTACATCCAGTTCGTTTCAGAGCGCGACGGATATACCTCGCTCTGGGGCGCGCGGAGATACTTTGATATTCGACCCCCTTCCGGCTATGGTCTGGCCTACGGCCTCGACTACGGTCAATCTAACCCATGAGGATGAACCAATGAGTTACACCAAGAAATACGATGTCGCGCAGGGCGCGTGGACGAAAGTGATCGACGGACAGGCAACCGGGGTGGTGCAGGCATTGTCTGCTGGCCCCGTTCTGGTGCATGTAGGCCCTACGGCTTCACCCCCTGCGGTGGACAGCGTGGACGCCTTGGAGTTGACACATGAGGGCCTGCGTGGCCTGACATTCAGCAGCTTGGACGCGCTAGATTCAGTCTGGTGCAGGTCCTTGCACGACGAGACGAACGAAGTCGCGGCGCACTCGTCCGGCACCGTTCCGGTTTAAGGGAGAGATAGATGGCTGGCGAACACACGCTGCCGGGGCTAGGGCTGACCGCCTTCTGGGACCTCGGAGACAACACCTACAAAACGGGCACCGACACGAACTGGCGCAAAGTATCCGCGCTCGTCCAGCCGCGCGTAAAGAGCATCGAAGCAGCCACCCCCGGCGGGGCGGTCCAAGGCGACATCTACCTCGCCAGTGCCGTATGGTCTGGCGGCTCGGCCAACGACATCATGCTCTACGATCTCGACGATGACGATCTCCCAGTCTGGGTTCCAATCACACCGTCCGAGGGCTGGAAGGTCTACAACGAGGGCACCGGGAAAGATATGTTCTTCGACGGGACGAACTGGCTCTACTCCGGCGACCCACGGTTCGTTCTCGTGGCAGCGGCAAGTTACAGCCTGCTCGAAACCGATCTGGACGGACGCACCGTGATCGAGGTCAGCAACGGCGGCGCGGTGACTTTCACCCTGACTGCTGGACTTGCGGGGCTTGGTCCGGTTACTGTCATAAACACCGGAGGCGGCGACATCGCCTTCACCGAAGATACTGGCGTGACCCGTCAGTCCACCTTTCCGAACCTCAAGACGCAATGGGGTTGGGCAACGATTATTCCGAAGGGGTCGGACGTGTTCCACATCGGCGGGAACTTGGAGGCAGCATGACGGCATTAGTATGGCAGAAGCCAATGTGGGGCGCAGTCCTGCAACAACTGGCAGGCGGCGGCGGGGCACCCCCGGACGTGGGTTCTACCTTCGCTCTTATGACCAACATCTCAGGCCCCAACACGAGCAGTTCGTGGCGGCAGGTTCCGCACATGATCGGGGAAGGGGACGACAAAGTTAGCTTCACCGCTCCGTTCGACATGACCCTCAAGGCGACGACCTCTCGTGTCGCTAGTGCCTCTGGCTTGAACGTGACGCTCGATCTGGGCATCCGGCTCAACGGCGGCGCAGTAACCACGCTCGGGACGGTCTCTAACATCGTATCGGCTTCCGTAGACTTCTTCGATACCGAGGTGGCTATCACCGCAGGCGACGAGGTTGAATTGCTCTACTCGACGGGCAACAACTCGACCAAAGGCATCGGGCTGGGCTTCTACTTCGAGGCCACAACCGCAACCGACCGTTCGTCCGGCTCGTTCTGGGTTCCGAACTACCGAACCTCTGTTTCGACCTCTTTCTTGTCGGCGTTTGTGGGCGACTTCGGCTCCTACAACGTGATCCCAGTCGCGCCCGTATCCATGATCTTGCGCAGCATCCACATTGGTTTCAGCGTAGCCACGACAGACGATGTTGAGTTCCAGTTCCTTGACGACCAAGGTGGCGCGACCACCATCGGAACGCTGCTCTCCGGGGGGACTACTCTGTCCCTAACGGACATCGACCTGCCGATCCTTGCGGGAGTGAGGATTCCCGTCATCCAAGCCAAGGCCGCATCGGTCGCCCAGTCCGGCTATAACGCCGTCATGGAATACCAGATCGCAGCCTTCGAGGACAAGCCGAACCAGAGCATCCTCGGCTTCACCGACACGGACGCAAGGCTTGCGGAGGCGTGGCACTACGGGCGCTTCATCGCTCCGACAAATGGGGTCATCAAAGAACTCTACCTCAACACCAAGTTCAGCTACGGCGCGGTCGCGGTCAACGTGGGCATCAACGATGTCGAGACCGAGGTCTTTAACGGCGCGCTGACCGCAGATGTCATGGAAACGGTCCTCCCGAACATCGGGTTCACGGCTGGCGACCGCATCCAGTTCTACCACGATGGAACGGGCCTCACAGGGGGTGGTCTTGACCTTATGGTCCTGATCGAGACGCCCTACGGTGCGGCTTACGAAAGCCCCGTTTATGTGCCTCCGGTCGATCCTGTATCGGACGGGATCGCCGCCGCGTATCCCATGAACAACTACACGGCCAGCACCTCGTCTAACTCGATCAAGGCCAATATGTATCAGTTCGCGGGCGACCGTATGCTGACCCGGATCGAGTGTGACTCGAACACTATCGGGCAGGTCGTCAAGTTCGTCGTCTGGGAGATTGACGCAAGCTACAACTTTGTCGCCTCGATCTACGAGAGCGCAGCAGAAGCCACAGTGGATGGCCGCCCCGGAGTTGACCTCGATCCTCCCGTTCTTCTGGAAGATGGCAAGATTTATGTCATCGGCCCGATCAGGACGGACGTGACGCAGATGCGGATGGACTACGACCGCTCCCCGGTTGACTTCGATCCGAACGGGTATGGCCTGTATCTGGGATACTGGGCAGACGCCGCCAACGTAGCCCCCTCCGTGGGGAACAGCTACTACATTGCGTCGAACAACGCATGGGACATCGAGGTCACAACCACCGGAGCGAATACAGAGGGCACGTTCCGCTACTGGTCGATCTTGATGGAAGGCTCCGACGCGCTCACGGCTCACGCATTGGCTGGGATCGAGATGCGTCAAGCCCCCGGAGGCGCGAACCTAGCATCGGCAGACATCATGTTCGCATCGTCGGCTGACAGTATAGCTGATCTGGCGAACCTCTTCGACGCAGACAACGCGACCGTCTGGGAGATCACTGACGCGGACTTCGACGCTGCGGATCGTAGGCTCGTTTTTGCTTTCGACACTGCCACCACGATCCAAGAGATTGTGATGCAGGCACCGACCGCGAACTTCAACAAGACCCCGACCGACTTCAAGCTGCAATTCAGCGAGGACGGGTTCCTGTGGAACGACGCCTACACCGTGACCGGAGAGGCAGCGTGGGCGACCAACGAGAGCCGCACCTTTACGCGACCCCAGCCAGCCCTGCCGGGCAGCGGGGACCATCGCTACTGGGCCGTGGTCTGCACGGACACGACGAACGGTCAGTCCTACACCTCGATGGCCGAGTTGCAGATGCGCGAGACGCTTGGCGGCGCGGACGTTGCGACAAGTGGAAATGCAATCTTCGGTTCGGAGAGAGTTGGCGGCGAGGCGGCCAATGCGTTCGACAATGACGGAGCAACCCACTGGATTTGTGAGATCGACTCATCGACCCCGCAGATCGACCGCTGGATTGGTCAGGACTTTGGCCTCGGCAACGACACCAACATCGCCGAGATCGCCATCACGTCTCGCACGACTAACCAGCAGCAGACCCCCACGAAGGGCGCTCTGATGTATTCGGATAACGGGACGGACTGGAAGATTGCGTGGACATGGGGCGACATCTCCTCATGGACCGCGAGCGAAACCCGCGTATTCAGCAGGCCATAAGGGAGAACGACATGGCATATCAATTCAAGGGTGAAGGGAAGGCTCTCGACGAGTTCGACATCCCGGAACTGGCATACCGGATCGACGTGACGGAGGACCACTTGCAGGCTTTCCTCAACGTCGAGTCCCGATCTCAGGGCTTCGACCGCGCCGGGCGGCCTATCATCCTGACCGAGCCGCATGTGTTCTACCGGAACCTCGAAGGCAACAAGCGCAAGATGGCCGTGGCCGAGGGGCTGGCGTATCCGAAGTGGGGCACCAAGCCCTACCCCCGGTCCTCCGACGCCCGCTACGAGTGGCTTACCAAGGCCATGAAGATCGACAAGGAAGCCGCGTTCAAGGCGATCTCGATGGGATCGACACAGGTCCTCGGCGAGAACTTCTCGATGGTCGGATACCCGTCTGCCGAGGCCATGTTCAAAGCCTTCTCTGACGACGAGCAGGAACACGTCGAGGCGATGGTCAAATACATCCTCGCCACGGGGATCGCGGACGACATGAAAGCCGAACGCTGGAACGTGGTGGCCCGCGTCTACAACGGCCCCGGCTACAAGAAGAACCAATACGATGTGAAGATGGCCCGCGAGTTCGCCAAGCTGCGTGGGATCGCAGACACGGACTGGCAGCCAGACAAAGCAGAGGAACCCGCAATGGAACTGACTCCCGAAGTGTTGAAACCTGTCCAGCGCCGCCTTGGCGAACTCGGATACAAAGAGGTGGGCTGGGCCGATGGCTCGTGGGGCACCAAGACCCGCGCTGCCGTGCTGGCCTTCCGGGCCGACAACGGGCTGCCTCTGGTCCCCCAGATCGACGAGAGCCTGATGGCTGCTCTGATGCTGGCTCCGAAGCGCCCCATCGGCGAGGACAGGGCCACCACGACAGCGCAGGACTTGCGCAAGGCAGGAAGCCGGACGATCAAGGCCGCAGACAAGGCGACCGGGGCTGGTGGCCTTATTGCGGTAGGCGGGGCGCTGGCTGGGGCCACAGAGGCGCTTGACGCTATCCGTGGGCAGGTAGACGCCTTGTCGGGCCTCACGGGCCTGCTGGACGGCCTACAGCAGTCCGTTGCTGGCGTCTCTCCGTGGCTCCTGCTGGCGCTGGGCGGCTACATGGTGTATCAGCAGGTCCTCGTGAAGCGCGCCCGCGTCAAGGATCACCAGACCGGGAAGAACCCATACCCCGGAGGCGGCGAGTGATAGCCGCGCTGCTCGGCAGCAACATTCTCCGATTCCTAACAGGCCCGGCAGGACGTATCGTTCTGCTGGGTCTGGCTTTCGCTGGCTGGACGATTTACCAGAGGGTAGACGCTACCCGTAGTTGTGAGTCGGCTCAGCTACAGGAAGAACTTATCGAAGCCCAGCGGCAGTTGGGTCTCGCCCAGAAGATCGCCGAGGATGCCCGTGCGAAAGCGGACCAGACAGAGCGAGAGATGACGGAGATCGAAAGGTTGAACGATGCCCTGCAAACAGACCTTGCTGCGCGGCCTGCGACCGCTGCTTGTATTATCAATGACACTGACCGTGAGCGCCTGCTTGGGATCAAGTGAAGCCCCTGCCCCATATCAGGCCCCTCCCCTCGATCCGAGAGACGAGGCGGCTTGCTACGATCCCGGCGTCGGCCAAGAAGCCATCTCTTCCCTCGCTAAAACGCGCGTTGCTCTTGCGGATTGTCGCAAAAAGCACGAGAATGTAGTTGGGCAGTATAACCGAGTCCGTGTTGAACTCGGGAAAGGAACGTGATGTTCTGGGGCAACGGAGACTCCTCGCAACTGGACGACCAGCAAAAGTCCACCTTGGCCGATCTCCGACGCATGGTCGAGACCGGGCACATCATTGCGCTCAGCACCGAGCAGGCTAACTCCGTCATCCGCGCTCTCGAATGGTATGAGATGTGGGAATCCACGTTCAAGCTGTTCGGCAGTATCCGCAACACTGCGCTCCTGCTGGGCTTCCTTTTGACCCTTTGGACTGTTACTGAGGGGACCATACTGGACGCGATCAAGGGCATCTTCAAATGAAGCCAAACTGGAAACACTGGACATGGTGGACGAGCCGACTTCTTGAGGGGACCGTCGCCATCGCTCTGTTCTACGTCTCGATCAACCTGATCGAATACCGAGATGCGGTGCAGAGAGAAGATGTGCCTGCCGAGGACTGGTTCGTCGTGAACGAGATTTACGTCCCGGACCATCCGGCAGGCTCCGACCCCATGATGGTCTACGACCGCGACATCCTCTCTACCCACAAGGGGTTCTGGGTGGTCGAGGCGCAGATCGTGGAACCTGCTGGCAGGGTCGGAGTATTCCAGAACGCTTGCTCCGGCTCCGGCACGGACGAATATGATGTGAACGAGGTTCTGTCCCCCAACCATGAGGTCAAGTGGTCTTGGTTCTTCGGTCGCCCCTGCACGATCCCGCCGGGCACCTACCGAATCCTTCTGTCCAAGGACATGACGATTCCGGGCTACCCGGTGAAGAGCATGAAGAAAACCAGCAACACCTTCCACGTCACAGAATAGCCGCGATCTCTTCGGCCTCTTTCTTGGTGATGCCACAGACCCAGACGCGGAATCCCCCTCCGTCCGACCGGGCCGACACGACGCCGTTGCCGTAGATGCGGTTCCCGTCTGCCGTGGCCGCGTTCATCTCCCTGACCAGTTGCTCCGGGTCCTCGACCGGAACGTAGAAGCTATCGCCGGGCTGCATCTCACGCCACGGGTAGCGGATCGTGGCTCGGGGCATCCTCTCGTTGACATGACGGATCGTGGACAAGGGGATGCCGGACTCGACGGTCAGGCCGATGTCCTCTCTGTCCTCGTCCTCGAAGTCGAAGCCGCCCCAGTTCATAGCAGGCTCTCGATCTCAGCCTCTTCAACCGGGTCGAGCGCGTCGAACTTGCCCGTCTGATCTCCCATGACATCCCAGCCGGGACGGCTCGACCGTGAGAACATCTCAAGGTAGGGGCCAGCGGACAGGGCCTCGATCCGGGCCGCTGCTTCGTCCGGCTTGCGGCTATGCTCACGCGCTGGTTCGAGGATCGTCTGGCGCACCCCGGCAGAGTCGCGCTTGGGCTTGCCGCGTGTGAACAGCAGGCAGAACTCGACCTCCTGCCGGAACCACTTGCCCATGCCCATCTTCGGGACCTCCGGGTCGTGCTTCTGGGTCTTGACCCAGACCAGCCCGAGGCTCTTGTAGGTGAAGCCCCACTGCTTGCCGAGCGCAATGGCTTGGTCGATGTGTGACGAGATCACCCACATATGCAGAACGCAATCCTTGGCCGCGATCTCACCGACCGGGAGGGCCAGCAGTTCCTCGGCGGTCATGCTCTTGTAAGGCTCGTCCTTGGAGCGGTGCGGCACCGTCCCTTCCTTGGGCTTGGAGAACGTCTTGTAGGACCACGGAGGGTCCGCGTAGATCACGCCGTAGTGAAGCCGTGGGAGGCCGCTGAGCGGCCCTGTCTGGACGTGAGACGCCTTCATATCCACCGGGGCGTGAGGGCAGTCCTCGGATGCCTCTGGGCTGCGGCAGCGCAGCTTGTCCACGAGGCCGCAGTATTCACAGGTCGGTTCGGTCATAGCAGGTCCAATGCTTCTTGGTCAGGGCCGTCGATAGCGCCCAGCAGGGCGTCTCTCAGGCTCGGTGCGTAGCAGACGAGGTAGTGCGGGGGTGGTGCGCCCGGAACGCGAACGTGTGCGCTCCACCGCCCGTCATGGCCTTTGATGAACTGCAACGAGTAGCAGCCTAGGTCGTCTAGCCTGTCAAAGATGTCAGGCTCGGTCATAGCATCCCCAAGGCTTCCATATACATCTCAAGGATCGCGTCCTCTTCGGCGATGTCGTCGCGGTTGCGCTTGCGGAGCGTGATGACCTTCTTCATCACCTTGGTATCGTAGCCGCGAGCCTTCGCCTCGGCCATGATCTCTTTCTGCTGCTCGGCGACCTCTTCCTTCTCGGCTTGCAAGGTCTCCCAGCGTTCGATGAACTGGCGCAGTTCCCCAGCCGTGACCCGGTAGGAGGCGTCAACCCCCTTACCGGGTCCGTCCTCGGGATCGTCGGCCAGCATGGCGTCGATGTCAGCGAGGGTCGTCGCCATTACAGCAGACCCCCGTCATCATCGTCATCCTCGTCGTCGTCCTCGAACTCTTCTTCGACATCCAACGGCTCGGCGTTCTTGATGTCATCCAGATCGAGAAGGTCGATCTCTTTCTTCAAGGCCATGAGTTCATCGCGCTTGATCTTGGTGACTTTGCTGGTCGCCTTCGGGATGTCCTCGCCGCCGGGCACGGTGAACACGAAGTCATACTCGCCGTCATCGTAGCGCCAGAACGAGTTCGACTTGAACGGCTTGGACAGCCACTCGATGTCGTAGGCCGAGCCGCCCATCTCTTCTTCGTCGCGCTGCTGGGCAGGCGTCTGGGTGGTCTTGGCCGGGGGGTGCTTCTTGCCCGAGCCGGGGTTGGATTCCAGCCATGCTTCGACGGTCTCGAACGCATAGCCGTCGCTTGGATGCTCGACCATGCCGCCGGGGTGCAGCACAGCCACGTCGCCCCCGATCAGGGTGTGCTTGCCATTTAGGGTCAGCGGCAGAGGGCGCTTGTCGGTCATCTCCCAGCCCACGACAGGGGTCAGGGTGTAGCCGTTCGACGACTGCGGATTGACCTCGATCACATAGGTCTCGGCGGTTGCAGGAAAGGTGGTCATATGAAGTCCTTCTCGGAGTAGGTTGCGGGGTAGTTCGCCTTGCCACATTGCCGGATCAGACGGCGCACGTTGTCGGCTTGGCGTTGGTGGTCAGTATCGACCGTTCGGAACCACTGCTCCATCGCCATCATGGCGGCGGCTGCGGTGGGCGAGGCGCTGTTCGAGCGGAGGTAGTCCCCCATACGGATCAACGGCTTCTCAGGGGGGTGGAACACCCCGTAGGTCATCATGGTCTCGACTCGGATGGCGACGATATGATGTGCCTTTTGAAGATCAACCAACCCGGCCTTCTTCTCGAAGCGGGTCAGGTATTTCTGGATGGCGTGGGTGCAGGCATCGTGGCCGTTCGCCATGCTCAGTTGGAATGGCTGGATCGACCCCTTGTAGTGGCCGCCTCCTATCTGTGCGTCTAATGCTTTGGTCATCTCTGGTCCTTTTTATCTCAGCGGCTCGACAGGCACAGACCAATGAAGCCTATCGAGCCGCCTGCTCCCCGTTCCGTGAGTGACGACAGGGGCGTTGGTGTTACATAGGCAACGCAGGGTTGCCCGTCAAGTCTTGAATGTGGATTCCGTCACGGGGGCATCTTCCATCCACTCGTGGTCGCCCGTCTTGTTGCGGCACTTGTTGCTGGTCGCGTCGTAGATCACGGCGTTGTCCGGCAAGTGGTGGACGCAGATCGTGACGATCTCTTTATCGCCCGTGGGGCTGTTGGCCGGGTCGTTCATCACGGCCTGCCCTCGGCGATACTGGGCGGCGCTCAGCCCTGCTCTGATGCAGTGGTAGCAGAGGACGGAGTCCCCCGCGCTGATGTCGTAGTAGAGCGGTCGCCCGTCAGCACGGGCCTTGGGTAGCGGGGTCTTGGCGGCCAGCGCAAGCGCGCGGCGTCTCTCTTGGCGGTTCATTGCGTCCTCCCGAACAGCGGTGGCATGTAGTTATCATGCGGCAGGTTGATCTCAACCCGGCGGATGAAGAACTGGGTGACATATGGCATGAAGGTCTCGTAGGTAGTCAACCCCCCGCAGATGAAGATCGGCTTGTCGGCGTCGGCCAGCGCCCCGAGAAAGTCCTCTGGGGTAAGGTGCCCCGTCTTGCCCGTGTGGGCGGCGTGTGAGTTGGCCCTCGACCATACGACGATGGTGTGCTTGTCGGAGACTGGCGGGCGCTGCTCGACCACCCAGCGAAACGTCCTGCCGCCCATGACGATGATGCCATCTTCGGTCAGGTCCCAGAACCAGTCCTGAAACCACTCGGCCTCGTCCTCGTGGGTCAGCATCGGCGGGCCGTCAGCGGGGCCGATGACCCCGCCGCGACCTACCACGGCCACGAGATTCACTTGTGGCATTTCATCCATTAACGCATCTCCAATTTCTTCTCGAACTCACGTTGCTCCCGGATCGACATGCCGCCAGCCCCGGCCACTGACTTGCCGTCCAGCTTGCGCCGGATCGCTTCGATCTCCATCGCCGAGAAGCGGACGGCGTTAAGCACATAGTCCTCGAACGCCTCGTAGGCGAACGGGCACCACTGGCGAACGATGTCGCAGATGATCTCGGCGTAGACCCTGATCTCCATCTGGGCGTGGGAGTCAGCGCGCAGTCGCAGGAAGTGGAACAGGTTGTGCAGATCGACCTTCCAATACCACTGCGTATAGATGTTGGTCGGCAGGTTCATGCGCGCCAGTTCGCGGGCAAGGCCGTAGCCATCCTCGTCCACCAGTTCCTCGTAGGAGTCGTAGGCACGGTTCGCGTCGTGCATGAGGATCGCCCTGATCTCTTCGGCGGACAGGTCGTCGAGGTCGAGGTCCATGCCCTCTTCGCGGCCCTGCTTGTTGGTCTGGGACTGCTTGGCGATGTCGCCCACCGCCGGGAAGTAGAACTCACGGTCGAGGATCGAGTAGCGGGCAGAGTATTCGTTGACGTTCGCAGTCCGGTGCCTGATCCACTGGCGGGCGACGAAGATCGGCAGCTTCACATGCAGCTTGATCTCGCACATCTCGAAGGGGGTGCTGTGGCTGTGGGACATGAGGTATCGGATCAGGCTGCGGTCATCGCTGGGGGTCGTGGTCCCTGCGCCGTAGCTGACACGCGCGGCCTGCACTATGGCCTCGTCGTTCCCCATGTAATCGACGACCCGGATCATGCCGTGGTCGAGGACGGGCTGCTGGACTCCCAGCATCTCGTCCATTGCTTTGCTGTGTGGTCGGTTCATTTCCAGAAGGTCTCCCGGTAATCGTTGAAGGTGAAACCCATGCGAGGCATCCCGCATTGGCCGCACCAGTTTTCCCCGCAAGTCGAGCATATGACAATGCCGTCCTCGTCGAGATCGTAGCCCTCGGCCCGGAGGCGCTTGAGGTCCTGATGGACCCGGCGCGACCGGAACATGGGCGGCTTGTTGTGGCGCTCGTTATACCTGCGCTGGGCAGGCATGATGACGAACACAAAGAAGATCGAGATCGACAGAAGCACGGTTATCCAGACGATCTCGGAGAGGCTGAACAGGGTCATTAGTCCTCGACCCCCTTGACGTGTTCGATGGCCTTGGTGGGGTCGGCGGTGCGCCAGTCAGGCCAGACGCGGCGCTCGTTCTTCCCCTGCTTGGAGTCGATCATCTCGCAGATCATCTCAGCGATCTCGGCGTCCGTCAGTTCGATGAAGCGTTCGCGGAGAGAGCGCCACAGGCCGTCCATGGCGAGCAGCCAGACATCGACCCACTCTTTCGGATCGTTGTCGCCCTCGGCGATCTCGACCAGTTCCTTGCGGATGTGATCGACGACCCCCTGCTGCCGGGTTCCCGGCCCGAACGCCATGGCAGAGAAGTCCATCTGCCGGATGATGTGTTCATTCAAGTTCATGCGGAAACTCCATTCCCTTCTTGATTGCGGAGAGGTGCGGCTGCATCTCCCGGATTGCGTCGTGATATACTGATCCCGCGCGCTGGAAGCCGATGATGAACATGGCGAGCGCGGTAAGGATCAAGATCAGGTTGAGGGCGTTGTAACCCATTAGTCGTCCTCCAATGCGAGTTCCCAGCAGGAGATGATGAACAAAACAGTGAACCAACCAAACGCGATCCACCCCTGCTGGGTGCTGAACGGCGAGGCCAAGCATAGGCACTTCGCCGACTTGATGACCGTGATCCAAAACCACACGGACCATAACAAACAGTAGGTCCAGATCACGATCCGTATCCTGATGCGCCCCCACATCGGATCAGAACTCGTCGTCGTCGTCGAGCAGATCGTCTTGGTCAAGACGGTCGAGCAGTTCAACGATGTCGTCCCAGCGCGATCTCAGGCCACGCAGGCGCTTCTGGTTCTCCTGTTCACGCTCTTTGGCTGCTGCCCACGGCTCGGGGTCGATGTGAGGCTTGATGGCCTCCTGTATCAGCGACACGAGGGCGTTGGGCGGCAGGGCGTCGAGTTCCCATGAGAGGTTGCCGTGGCGTAGGATGTAATCAGCGGCTCGGGAGTCGGTGATCTTGGCCGGGTTCGGCGGCGGGTTGTATGCGTCAACCTGATCGCGGTTGAGCGCGATGCGCTGTATCTCAACGTCGCCCCATGCGAAGGTGGACAGGCGAGAAGCGTTGTCGCGCGTCATGTCGATCCCAGAGGGGTCGTGGTCGCCTAGGTGGATGACCAGCGGTTCCTTGCCCGAGTCTCGGGCCTCTTCCATGCGCTTCCCGGCTCTGTAAGCCTCGCTGGCGCTCAAGTAGCCCTTGCAGGCCATGTGACCCACACGGTAGGGCCTCACGGCCTTCTCGACGACGCTGGACAGGGCGTCCTTCTCGACCCAGACTTCGATGTAGCGGTCTTGGTCCGCCCAGTAGTCAGCAGCGTAGGCGTAGGGCAGTTCGTAGAGAATCTGACTGATGTCCTCTTCGATCAGCCAGCCCTTCTTGCCGCGCCCGCGATCCTCGATAGCGTCCCATGAAATCTGCCCGGTCATGCGGGCGTCCGTGATGATCGAACCGAGGCGCTTGTATTCCTTGTCACGGTTCGGGATCAGGTCCTTGGAGACGAACTGGTAGTAAAGCTGGCGCAGTGTCAGGGTGAACCCCTGCTGCTGGTAGTCGTCGATGATGGCAATCGCTTGGTCGATCACAGCCTGCGTCTCGGCTCGGAAAGTCTTGTGGATGAATGTCTCGATCATTGGCGGAACTCCGGGCGCAGGAACCATGCGATCAGGTAGACCCAGATCAGAATGACGGTGACGAACCAGCTTTCGATGGTCGTGGGCATGAGGATCGTGCCG